TTCAGGGTTTCTTCCGCCTGTTCGTAGGCTTCCTGCTGTTCCCCGACATTCGTAATACCGAGCTTGTCTGTAACCTGTTCGGCGTATTCCGGGGCGTTTTCCAGGAATTCTTGAGTAATGCCTGCGGGAGTATGTTCCCACACCCATTCTCCGGCGTGAGTCAATGTATCGTACCAAGCCATTACTGATTCTCCTTTATAAGAAGCGTTGCTTCGGCAAAATAAATCGCCGATTCGTTTATTTCAATTTCTGTTCGTCCCGCGTCAATGACAAGAACCTTTACAGGGGTCGCGTCGGTGATCGTGTCCGGCGTCAATTCGTAGAACTTGACCGTGAACGCAAAGCGGGAATCCGGGAAAGCCAATTTCGACACATTCGAAAAATCGACAAATCCGTTCGTCGACAAGTGGACCATCTGTCCGTTCTTCACGGCAATAAACGGCAAGAACGTTTTCGTGTCTACTACGCCGTTGCCGAGAAATGCAGTTTGTTTTACTTGCGTATCCATACTAGAACCTGTTACCACACGGTAAATAAGACAAGTAAGCGGTCGCAATTTCAAAAGCTACGGGGTCTGTCATGCGAACACGGAAAGCGAAGCGGGCGCCCTTTCCCAATGCGTTCCAGCGAACGCGCCACGAATACTGGCCCACCTGTCCGGCATAGGCCCAAAGCTCGTTGCTCCAAGTACGGCCGCCGTCGTTGCTCACCTGGAGCATAACTCGCGGATTGTAGCCCGTCTTGGTCGGGTCCATCTGCATGGTGGCGCCTGCGTTCATCACCAGTTCAAGGGATGTAACGACAATATCGTTTACTCCGTCGTACTTGATGCCCGTTGTTCTTTCCTTCACGATGGTGTGATGGCTGGCGGAGCTTGTTTCATCAAGCCAATGATCCGAGGAACTGGCCGGAAAGAAATTACAAAAACGGATTTTCCCGCCTTTTGTTTTTGTAACAAAAGAAGGAGCGCCTTCTATTGAGATAGAATCTACAGCGCACCACGGATAACGGTCTCCGTTTTCGTCATATGACGCGCGGTCGGTCCACACGTTCTCGGTAATGTCGAAAGCAAAAGTTTCTGCAAATTCGCCATAATATTCTTCGGCCGTAAAGATAAACCATTGATGCCCCTTATACGCATAAGAAAAGGATTTAATATCCTTAAAGCCATTCATGTAAGTTGCGTACTTTGCGAGACGTTGGTCTATAGCGTTAGAAGAAATCTTTCGGATAGCACAATTTTCGTCAACCGCATAAACACCAAACATCCCGTTAGGTCCTTTCCCGACAAAAAAACACTCATTGCCGACAACAGTTACGGCGTCAGCAATTGCAACTCCTGCAAGCGAGGTCTTGCCGACAATAGCAAACGGAGCCGTCGTGGAATTTTGCCAGCGCAAGACCTGGAGCGAATTTTGACCGAATACAAACAAGGATGTATCTGTCGCGCGGAGTGCGATAACTTGGTCTGCGTTAAAATCCATCTTCATGGAATTGAGAGAAGACGAAAAAACAGTCTGCGTCGAGAGCGTGTCAGGGTCATAAGTACCGTAAGCCGGAGGATAGTAGACATCATCGTTAAACGTAACTTCTGTCCCGTCGTTCTTCGTGTAGGCATACTGGGTCAGGCTTTGCTCGAAGGCGTGCAAATCGTCCGGGCTGTTAGGTCTATTAATTTCCGACCAATAAATATAATCGCTTCCTGCATCGTTTATGATGATTCGGAAATTAAGATGTGAAATCTGTGTCGGATTTACTACACCTTCATGGTCGAAAGCATAAGGTAAGGCGAGAGCCCCTACAGTATTAGTTCCTGTAGGATCGGCGCAATATAATTTTTCGCCAAGCGTGAACACCGCTAAACCATTAGGTAACTCTTCTATATTGGCACGATAGCCACTTCCAGAAAAGAAATTCCCGACTTGAGTTTTTGTAGCTCCGTAAAGATTCCAAACCTTACAATCCCCGGAAGGGCCGGAACGTGTTACGACAAGAAATGATTCCTTGATAGCGTCAGAAAGCCATGGATTTGAGTTTACTGCACAGGCGCCTAGAAAAACTTCCGAAGCGTCAAATAAGATTCCGTCGTTAAACCCTTCGACCGACTTTAGCATCTTCGTGGTGTAGGAGTCCGTAGCCGTAACCGTTTCCGGGTACATATTGACGGATTCCTCAAGGCCGAGGAATTCGGAGTCCACCAGCTTGGAGGAGCCGCCGCAAAAAGAGTTGATTTGAACGGTACGCGCTGCCATAGTTTACCAGGGGAAACGGCCCACGCCGCCATAAAACTTGTCTGCAATGTTATAACAAGGCGTCGGAACGTCCAAAGCCTGCGTTTCGATTTCCTTGATGTATTCAAGGAGTTTGTCTCGCTCGGCCTTCTTGTCTCGCTTCAGTTCGTCGTTAATCGCGAGGTTAGACACCCACCTGTACTGAACGTCGGCTGTCAAGAGGTTGATGAATTCCGGCGGGAGCGTCAGCACGTCGTTTTCGTTGTAAGGTTCGAGGTCATAGGTAACGACCGCCTCGACTTCGTACATTGAATTACGATCGAGAATAATGCGGGCTTTAAGATCGTCTCCATCGTAGAACTTTTCGTAAGCGAACTTGTAAGGCTCGCACCCTACGCCCTCGTAGGCGGGCATATTGTGCGCCTGGACTGGAGTCAACCCGACATAGTTCGGGCCAATCTTGTAGTAGACCGCGTTCACGTTCAAAGGAATCTTGTCTTCGAAAAGGAATTCCTTACCCTGTCCGAGCTGCAGGCGGGAACGGCAAAAATGGAGAAAGCCCTGCACGTTGTATTCGCGCACGCACTTGTTAATCAAGCGGCGACATTTGGCCGCGTCAGTATCCGAAGCGGGGTTTCCGCCTACGAGCTGGCCTATTTCGTCGAGAATATCCTGGATAAGTTCGCGGACGAGCATTTCTTCTCCAAAAAAATTTAGCTAGAGAGTAACGCCTTTTCGAGGTGGTGAAAATTCGTTCTCTCTAGCCAAAAGGGGTTCAAACAAAAGGAAAAAAGGCCCGCACCCCTCGCTAGGGAAGGGGGACGGGTAGATGGGGAGCAATTAGTTAAGCTGGATGTAACCGAGTGCCACGCGGCGGCTATCGACTGCGCCCGTAAGGTATGCGGTATCGAAGCGGTAGGTGCCGTTGCGGTTCACGTCGCCGTGAACGACTGCGCTCATTTCGAGCTTGCCGGACGGAGACTTTGCGGAGATTTCTTCGAGGCCCGAATCGTCGAGCTTGACGGAAGAAAGTTCCACGTTGCCCTTCTGCCATGCCCACACAAGAGCGTACTTCTTGTTGGCGGTATGGAGCCAGGTAACGGCTGCTGTCGCTGCCGGGAGAGCGGACACGTTACGGTGTGCGCCGACGGCGTTAATTTCGCCAACCTTGAGCGAGATAGTGCCGGAACCGCCCGTGGCGTCAGCCTGCACGACGAAGACCTTGGAGTCAGCCATTACGTGACCGAGTACGTCGCACTTCTGCACGTTGGCAACGGTGAACACGGAGCCAGCCTTGATAACGGTTGCCGAGTTGATGTTGGCGGAAGCCAGCACGATTGTGTCGGAGCCTTCGGTCGGCTTGACGGAAACGGTGGTGGAAGCCGGAGCCGCGCCAAGATCGAGGACGGGCATCGGGGTGTTTTTCCACATGACGTTGGAGTATTCGCCAATCTTTGCCTTGCGGTAGAGTTCTCCTGCGATAGCTTCCTGGTTGAACAAGCTCAAGCCGCCCTTGGCGATCTTGGACTTGATTCGGCCGCTCATGTAGCCGACGAGTTCGCCGCCGCAACGGGAGTCCTGCAGAGAGCCAGCCATGTCGGAAAGGAGGCCGTATCCGTCAAAACTTCCGCTGGTGCCGTCAACCACGAAGACGGAGTCGGCATAGAGGGCAGCTTCGTCGATAACGGTTTCCTGCACGGAGGAACCGATTTCCGGGGAGCGCGGATTTGCGACTTCGCGTTCGAAGGAGTCAATGTCGACCACCTTCTGCAAAGAGCTAATGGTTGCGGAGTTCGTGGATACGCAAACGGTGAATTCGCGTTCGAATTCCTTGATGTCGTTGTTTTCGATGTCACCACCAGCGCCGATGGTCGGGATACGGCCCTTGGTGGTAACGGTCTTACCCGGATCGGGAATGACGACCTTGAGCTTTCCGCCCTGGCGACCCTTCAAGCCTTCCTGGGTGGAGCGGCAATCTTCGAGAATGGGGCAGGATTCTTCGATTTCAGCGGTGAAGATTTCAAGACCCGGTACGGTTACAATGGTGTTAGCCATGATAAAAACCTCTTGTTAGTGTGTGGGGTAGCGCTCGGGGCGGTTCTTGCGAAGCCAATCCTTCGCATTGAACGTGGCGGGCGCCTGCGTTTTGCCTACGCTTCCAGTCGAGGGAATGCCGCTTGTAGACGGCCTTGTCTGCGTCGGCGTTTGGGGTTGTCCGTTGGAAGGCTGCTTCTTTGCGGCTTCCTTGGCGTTCTGCAAGAGGGCTGTTTCAAATTGAGAAAGTCTCTGGAACAACATATCCTTAGACCAGTTCTTCATCTGTTCCGTCACCTCGGAATTCTTCGCGATAGCCATAGCCATGACGAGACCCACGGGGCTTTGGTCGATGATTTCCTGGTAGAGCTGGCCTTCTTCGCTTTCGAGCCAGTCGCCGTTGTCCTCCATAAAGTCCGAAAGCGTTTCCTGGAATTCCTTCTTCGCTTCGGGAGTCTTGAAGGTGGCGTCGAGTTTCTTCTGTGCCTCGGCGTTGCGGCGGTTAGCTTCTGCGATTTCTGCCTGCTTCTTGTCGTTCTCCGCAAGGATCGAATTTTTGATTTCTTCCTCGCGGTACTTTTCGTAAGCTTCAACTGTCGGAAAGTCTTCTCGCTTGAGTTCCGGCTTGTTTCCCTCAAGCTGCTTTTGCAGCTCGGCAATTTTGGCTTCAAGTGCGGAAACGGTCTTGCGGTGGCTTCTTTCCTGTCGGTCGAGTCGCTTTTTAAAGCTCTCTTGCGTCTTGAGCCATCTTTCCTCGCCCTTGTCGGTATTTTCCGGCGGCGCTCCGCTTTCGGAGGAAGGCTTGGTCGGTTGGCTGGCTTCTCCATTGCCCTTGACTTCTTCGCTGCCCGTCGGCTGCGAGTCCGTTTCCGGGTTTGGTGTCTCCGCGTTAGTTTGTTCGGGATTCGCGGGTGTTTCCTGGGCCGCAGCCTTTTCTTCGGCGCGGTACTTGTTCAAAAGTTCTTGCGAAGGTAAATTCGCCATGTCTCACCTCGTTTTTTGTTTGTATATAAAATAACTTAAAAAAGCGTAAAACGCAATAGCGAATTACGCAATTTTCTTTTTTACACCGTCGGGGACTGCACTATCACGTTGTCTGTGAGCGTATTTTTAACACTCCCAGCCAACTTCATAGCGAGTTCAGCGGTTGTCTTTTCGGATTCCATGCGGAGGCGTTCGGCTTCCTGCAGGGCCTTTACTGTCGCTTCGCGGGCGCGGGTGTCTGCGTTTCGGCTTTCGATGAAAAGCTTTTCCGCATCGACGCGTTGTTCCGCCGTGAGCTTTGCCAGTTCGATCTGGCGGTCCTTTTCGTTCTCGGCCGCCTTGGCTTCGAGTTCCACCAGCTTGGAGCGGAGCGCCGCTTCGTTGTTCATGCGGGTAATGAGTAGCTGGTTCTGCCCTGCGATAATGTCGGCGTCGATGGTGCGGCGGTAATCTTCGATTTGCTGCGCCTGCTGCTGGCCCTGCTGGGTAAGCATTGCGATTTGCTGCTGCATGGCGGCGACGTCTACGCCCTGGCCGATCTGCATTACGGCTTTAAGTTCCGGCGGGAGTGTCGTTAGGATCGCTTCCGCGATAGCGTCGGCGTTGTCAAAGTCGCCCGTCTTGATGGCTTCCGCCAGGAGCAACGGCTTGACCGCATCGGGGGCGAGG